GAGGAAGCACAGAAACAACGTGACCCTCATTTGCGATGTGAATTTTGCCCATTTGCTTAAACTCCCTTCCTCAAAATGGGTCTCGATTTTGCTATCTCGTTGCGAGAGCAATATACGGACTCTGCGTTGTCGATCCGTTCGCCGGAGTCAGTGTCGTATTCCACACCGGCTGCCCATCGAGACGAGTAACAACTCGGAATACTTGCTCGTCAAACATGAAGCGAACATGAATCGAAGTCGCCGCATTCATCCCGCCCTTGTCGATGATGAGATATTGACTCAAATCGAGAAGCAAGATGTCTCCAACCGTGCCGAGCGTTGACGCTTGCTCGATTGGTACGACGGGACGCCCGTAGAGCGTCGAATAGCGCTGGCCCGCGAGTCCGTTTGCGGGCATCCAGAGCGCGATGCCGCCAGTCCCAACCGTCAACTCCATGACCGACAGTTGAGGGAGCGTGTCCTGGTTGATGAACCAGACCGCATTCGCCTGAGAGCGAGCCCAGAGACGCGAGTTCATTTTAATCACGTTTTCGGCGACAATCGTTGTGGAACTCTGCCCGCCTTCCGCAGCTTGCGTGACAAGTCCGTTCGAATTCAAAATCCCCAGCGGCTGGCCCGCTCCCGTACCGCGCAAGATGGCTTCGTCGATTTCAAATGCGAACTCCTCGGCGAATGCTTCCCGAGCGATCCCGTCCAGCGCCGCTGCGTCAGAAAGCAGCTCGTCGGTCGCATACATCGCCCCCGCCAACTTCTTGAGGTTCAACTCGATCTGGCGGAATTTCGGCTTCGATGCTCCGATTTCCCCACCTTCGGCCAACCAATCGACCGTCACGCCTCCCATACGCGAACCCCGCGCTCGGGAAGATTCGTCAACGGCATTCATTTTAAGGCTATTCGCATTAGCCGAAATCGGTTGATTCCGGCAACGTTGAAGCAGCGTCGACACTTCATACATCCGCTTCCAAACGCCGGCGACAAAATCGGTCTGAACTAAAAAGCCACCCTCTGATGGAGTCCCCTCCTGCAAGCCGGTCGGCGCTCGCATCTCCAGCAATCTCCGGTCGATTGGTTCCCCAGGAGTCGAGGCGCGCGCGATCGCGATCAGCTGCTCCCCAAAATTGGAGAACGGTTGCTGTGCGGCGCGATCAGTCACCACTGCGTTATAAGCAAAAGTCCGCTCCTCGGAAAGAGGGCCGGTGTCGGTTGTCGCTTCAGACTCATCTACGGATGGTTCATTGCGGGCCGCTTCGATCGAGCGTTGCTCCTCAAGGTCTCGCAATCGTTGCGCTTCAGTCAAAAGCCGCTTCGCTTCTGCCGTCCCCTCAGCGTATTCAGTCTCCTCGTCCTCGGTGAGATCGCGATTCTCGTCGCTGGCCGTTTGAACGAGCGTCTGAAGCTGATCCAAGAGCTTCTGCCTCCGAATCAGTAAGTCATTGTATTTCATTAGATAATCTCTCCTTCTATTCGAGCCAATTCCAGCTCTTTCACTTTGAGAGAAAGCGTCGAACGCTCCTGCGAATCGTCCACTTTATCCCGGTCCGAACTCCCCTGAGAATCGGAACCATTGATAAGTTGAGTATAAAGAGTGAGTCTGTCCCTCCTGCATAGATCTGCATCGCACTCGGGCATCTCCCGCAACCGACAGACGCGTTCGAGCAATCCAATCAGCCGCAAATCATCCTCCGTCAATGGCAATCCATTGTCTATTCTGAGCGCCAGTCGTCGCGTTGCTTCAACGTCGATTGAGTTTGTGTTCACTTTCGTCTGCGGGTAAGCGGCAAACGTAACGGGACTGACGTCGTATAAGCGAACTTTCTTCAGTGTCCGCAGATTTTCTCCATCCTTCATCTCCCATGCGTCATCCAGCACCGAGAAGCCAAATGACATTTGAGAGATGTCCCCCCGATTGATGGAAACGAGCAGATCATTCGCCCACTGCGTCCCGGGAGGAGTGATCTCCACCTTGAGCCCGTGTCGATTCTCCATGAGTTCGAGTGTATTGTTGGCGCTTCGGCCCAAGACAAAATTAGGATCATGATTAAACAGCGCTCGGATATCGTCATCGACAATCGAATCTGAGAAAGCTCCGAACTTGATTTTCTCGCGGAACCCTCCCAGGTCCTCGCTGATTTTGTTGAACACGGCCGCGTATCCGGAGATCTTCGGAACCTTTTCTTCGTCTGCGGTCGCCCTCAGTTGATCCACGACGAAGAATCGCCGCTCGACTTTTCGTGACATGGTTATTCTCCCTTGTCTATTGCGCGCCGGCGTCCGGCACGATCATACATTGACATCCCTGATGCAGTTGGGGATGCGAAACGTTTTTGGAGCTTGTCAGCGGCGTCGTCACTCCGTTCTGAGGATCAACGGTTCCACCAGCCGGGACGAACGGAGCTTCAACACCGACGACCTGGCCGTCGAGTTCGACGCATAAATCACAGGCTTCAGCATTTGCGACCCAGCGTAAATAGGTCACTCCTCCTGAGACGAAGACCGCTTTTGCGATCGCGGAGCCTCCCTCCCAGACCGCGCGCTCACTGTATTTCGAGGGACGACTTTCTTCCCATTCGTCGAGTCGTTCCAGTAGCAAATCTTCAGTCTTGTCAACTCCCGAGTTTTCGATAATATCGAGGAGCTGATACAAAGAACTGCTCGCATATTGCCCGCCGGTCTTCTCCGCATACGCTCGGATGAACTCCTCAGGAAGCGCGGTCTCGACGTTGATCTCCTCCGACGCGGACGCATAGATCAGTTCTCCGAAAGTCATGAAGGCGGGCAGCGACATCGACGTCACAACCTCGGAATACTCCTCGTAAAATTCCCGGAGCCAACGTTCGAAAGATTCAAGCGAACGGAGATGCTTCTTCATCGCCCGTCGGATATCGTTTGTTTCCCGGCGAACAATCCGCGTTCCGATATCTTGAAAGGTCGGACGCGAGGCTTCGCAGATCTGGCGACGACGATTCATCGAGCGCTTCGCAGCTCGCAGCGCCATTCGCACCGATGCCGATGCCGCCGAGTTGTCCGACGGGACTTCTGTCGCCTTGATATCGATGAATTCCTCAGCACGGGATAGCGGAACCAGATTGAGCGGGATGAAATACTGGTCTCCCCCCTCGATCGGATTCATGTTCTCCAGTCGCCGAACGTCATTGGGAGATAACCATCCATTATTGATCGCGACCTGATAAGAGGAATAACGCGTCGCAATGTCGCCTCGAATTAGAGCATCCGCCAGGAATTCGACATAGAGAGAACCATCCTCCGGGGAAATCAAATCCCGGGAGAGTGCTTGCTCCCAGCGAACGAACCAGGGCCGCATCGAGAAGTCGATAAACTCCCGGGATTTATGCTCGATGTTTGAAAATGTCGCTCGGGAGAGATCTTGAAGGAGATGAGGAGGAATGTTGAACCATCGAGCGACCTCTTCGACCTGAAAGCGTCGCGTCTCGAGCAACTGAGCATCTTCCGCCGACACGCTGATTCCATTCCAGACCGTTCCCTCTTCGAGAATCGCTAATCCATGAGAACGGTCAACACCCTGATGCTTTTTCTTCCACGTCTCCTCGAGTCGCTTATAGGCTTTGTCCGACAGCGCGGCGGGACTTTGTAGCACTCCGGATGGAGTTGCATCGTTGGCGAAGAAGCGGGCCCCGTGCCGTTCGGTCGCAAGCGTCAGCCCCATCGAGTTTCGCGCGAGCTGCATCGGAGATCGACCCCCAAACGCTTCGAGATAGAGGACGCGGTCCATTGTCCACGGTTCCCACTGACCCGACCGAGTGAGAATCTGATAATAGACCGTCCCCGAGTCCATGATCGAACGACGGATGCGATCGGGATGAATCGTATGTAGCTCGATCGGTCTCCCGTTGTCTCGAATGATCTCCGACGCAGCTTTTCCCCAGAGCGCGAAATACGACTGCATCTGCTCCCGCCATTCAGTGGAGGTTTGATAGGCGTTGGGTCTCAGATGAAGCAAATTGTAGAGTGGATGATCCGTAGCGCGTTCGCGCGTATTCTCCGACAGAGAGCGATAAAGGATCAGCGGGATCGTCGCAAGCGTCTCCGCCGAGACGCGCATCCCGGCGAAAACGGGAGAGATTTGTTGAACGGTCTCATTTGTAACCGTAAGCCCGGCCGTTGTCTCCGCTCCCGACAGGATTGGCTGATACCAGTAATCGTCCCAGATCGAAGGACTCGCGCGACGCTCAGTCCCGCCGAGTAACGTCGTCAGAATCCCCATATTTTGTCCTCACAGCGGAAGCTGTCAAAGCGAATAAAAACAAAGCTCCGCACGTCCATAGTATTGCGACGACCGCTGACAGTAAGAAATAGCAGACCCCGCATCCGATGAGGAATGAGCCAATGGCAAGGACATCGATCGCCGTTGTTTTCATTTGTTCTTAGCCTAACCAGCGAACATCTCGCTCATCATAGACGCTCTTGACCGGCTCGTGTCTTATGCACCGATCCAGCCCCATGATTGTCGCAACGATGCCGTCAATACGCTTGGAGGTTTTCTTACGCTCCGGCTTCACCGGTCGGATATATCCCGTGCGCGTGTCTGTGCGGATCGAAGTGCAATCCATCATCCACCGCAGGAGCGGATGCCCGCCATGCCGGAGCCGGCGCTTCATGATCAACCGCTCGAATGCTTGAGACGGAGCGCAGAGCGAGTGGAATGTCTGTCGGATCGGAACCATCGTGAATCCATCATCTTGCAACTCAAGCGCCATCTGAGCGGCATTCCATTGATCATATCCAATTTCGCAAATATGGAAATCCTCCGCAAGTTCGTTAATCCGTCGCCGAATCGCGCGGAAGTCGATCACATTTCCCTCGGTCAAGTTCAAATGTCCTCGACGCGCCCACCGGTCCCAGGTGACATTATCCCGAATCGAACGCTCGACAATATCATCTTTCGGTAACCAAAATTCGGAAACAAGATAATATGGCTCGGATTCGTCTTCATCATCGAGATTCTTCGGTGGAAATACGAGAACGAGTGCGGTCACGTCGAGATTCGTAGATAAATCGAGCCCAGCGAAGCAATCACGACCATGCAACTCCTCACGTAAGAAGGCGCTGCCATTTGCGTCCCATTCGGTTAGATCGATCCAGCGAGACTCTTGAGAGACCCACTGATTAAGCTCAAATCTCCTGAAGCTGTTCTGCTGTGCTGGGATTCGTTTTGCCCGCTCGAATTCTTCCTGCATGGCTGAAAGTTTTTTGAAATCACCGAGAGCGGGATTCGGGAGTGACCATTTCGACTCATCAGTCCAGTCCGCGTCCTCGGGAAGCGAATAGATAACGGGATAGTAGGTGGCATCGCGAAAGACTCCTTTAATTAGATTTTGACTATATTCATGCTGTTCCCAGCAAATCGGCGAATCGGCTTGGATTCCGGCGGTCGAGATTGCAAACAGCAGCGGCTGCGCCCGAGTAGCTGAAGATTTCTTCACGACGTCCCAGAGATCGCGGCCGCGCGGGCCTCGTTGCCGATGCAGTTCGTCGAAAATGACGAAGTGAGGATTGATCCCGTCGGCGCTGTTCGCATCGGCTGAAAGCGCTCGGTAAAACCGATCCGGATGATCGGTTCGGATAATGGTTTTCGTCGAATCGATAATCCGGCACATCGATCGGAGGATTGGTGAGTTGCGGATCATTTGAGCTACAATTCGGAAGACGATCGAGGCTTGATCCCGAGTCGCAGCTACGGAATAGCATTCATTTCCAGGCTCATCGTCCCAGAGGAATCCATAAAGCAAAACTCCCGCGGCGATCTCAGTTTTCCCGTTCTTTTTTCCGACAGACCAGTATGAGGTCGTGTATTGACGCAGCCCATCGGGACCGATCCGACCGAAGAGTTCTCGGATGTGAGCTTTTTGCCAGTCAGCGAGGATGAACGGTTTCCCGGCATAGATTCCTTTCGTATGCGTCAGGACCCGCTCGAAAAACTTGACCGCATCATCTGCTCGGCGCTCGTCAATTTGACCGACCATCGTTTACGCAATTCTGACACGTTAGAATGACCGAGCCAAATAAACCAGGATAATTCAATCCCGAATAAGATTTTTCAGAGCATCCTCTGGAGATTCAGACTGGACGTGCAATCCTGTCCGTGAGGATGGAGTCATCCCGAACTCTGTCATAAAATCTTTCATTTGCTTCATCTGCTTATTCGTAATTGCAAGATAGGGAGACTGGATCGGATACCCTCTCGGAGATACAGTAATCATCCCCTCTTCTCGCAAATGCTCAATTGCTTCGATCCAAAGTGAATACGCTTGACAATAGCAAGCAAGCGCATCCCGGTCGAGTTGCGTAATCAAACCAACTTCATCCAAGAAACGGATCGTCCGATGCCAGATCAGCCGCGCCTGCCGATCCGCCATAATGTGCGGAGGGCAAATCGGCCTCGATGCGTTCGGCTGCGGTTCGCGCTTATTGATCGCTCGCTTGCCAGGATTCCCTTCAATCAACTTGAGTTTCGTCGGTTTCTGTTTCGTTCCTCGCTTTCCCATCATCCGACTCCTTAATCGATAATTAAGTTTCTGGGACTAGCATACCCCCCCTGTCAAAACTCGCGGGTTCTTTCGCTTAGC